AGCTTCACCTCTTGTTTGGCCATGACTTTTTCAATAATGTCGGAAAATTCTTGCTTGTCAGGCTCTAAAGCCCATGCGTAAAGCGTGTCACGGCTTACTTCCAACTCAAGCGCCAGTTCTGCAATCATGGGAAAGTCGTGATTGTTGTCAGCGTACTCTTGTGCTTTTGCTATCAGTTCAGGCGTGTATTTGCTTGGTCGCCCTACTGGATTTGGTTTAGTTGTCATTTTGACTTCCTTTCGGGGTGGTCAATGGCTGGCGGTTATTTTCCTACTTGCATGTTTTGTTTTGCAAGTGCTTCTTTGATTTGCTGTGTTGTCTCAAACAACAAACCCTTTTCTGTTGGGAACTGTCCTAGTGGACGTAGTTCATCAACATATTGTGGGAATATGGCCGTAGCTACTTCGCTGGGCCGCTCACGAGAATAGACCCAAGACTTTGCTGGGACTCCGGCATCAGACAACGCTTGCTCAGATTGATTAATGCCGCCGTAGTGACGCCTGAGAATCATGTTTAACTGTATCGCGTTTAAAGCGTCTTCAGGCTTTATGTCCCTACCTTCTTGTATCGCAGCCTTGTATGCGGACTTCATTTCATTTACAAGAACTGGTTGCAAAGACGGGTCACGCTGAATCAACTTGCTTACAACACCCTGCATGTTTTGATCAATCGGCTTGTTGTTTACTTTTATTGACTGCTTGTAAAGCTCATCTGGAAACTCAAAAGCAGAGATAACCCCTTTGCCATCGTTTGCGTTTGTGGCGAATGTCTGAGGCGTAAACACTTTGTTTGTTGTGTGAAAGCCGCCACTGTGTACAGCAGTCCTGAGCATATTTGGGTCAACCTTGTCTACAGGGAACCTACCGCCGTGCAGAAGAACCATCCCCATTGGATTGTAGGCATCTGCAATCTGGCCAGCCAACTGTTGCGACTTCGGCCCCATCATATCCCCAGCCATACTCTCTTGAGCCGCGTCAGACGTCAACTGGTTCAGCAAACCAGCGCGGTCATTAGCATTGCCGACAATCTGCTGCGCTGACGCAACTGGATTTGTCAGTATGTCCAGCAGAGAGCGTTTAAACGAATCAGCTTTGCTGTAGATGGAGGCTAATGGTGATGGCATAATGTGTGTTTTTAAAGTACAATGTTCTAATGAAAAAAGTAATCGCTTACTGTAGTTTCAACAGCAACACCGACCTGCCATACATACTGCTTAAACAGTCGTTCAGGGACTTGTCCAAGGCGCAACAAGTCTCCACGCTTAACGAACTGATTGCGGAGTTCAAGAGTGAACTTGATTTCATTACAAGCGACCAAGGTACTTCAAAATTCCCTCTATTGTCTGCGCGTCCATTTGCTCCCCATGATGCGCCTTGAGTAGTGACGTTCTAATATTTGCGTCTGTTTTGCCCTCTGCGCGTTTGCGCTCAAACGTTTTACGAAATGCCAAATAGTCTGGTACTGACACAACATTGCCAGCAGCGTCTTCAAAACCACCCAATAGTCCATCCGTAGGGATGCCAGCGCGATATGACCCGTGTTGGTATGTCGGCGTAAGAATTGCACCTTCTTTTTTCGCTTTGAATATAGCCGCACCAGAGCCACCAGTGTACGCATCTGGCTTATTCATTACTCGGTTAACGTCTCTTATGCGAGGAAAGCCAAGTTTTTGAAATTCATCTTTGCCCATTATTTCAGTAATGGCTTTGCGAATATTACCCGCTGAAAACTCACCTTCTTGGCCTTTGGCCATAATGTCGTAGATGTTTTTACTGTCAACGCCAGCAAAGTTTTTGTAAGGCGTTACTTTAAACTCTTTGCCGTTGCTGTCTTTTTTGGTTTCCACCCTGTTCTGAATGGCTGTGTTTAATTGTTTGTATGCGTCACTTGATGGGCGTATTTCTGGCAACTGCCCAACCAACCCTTCTGAAATGTGGTGCGAAAAGTTTGAACTTGCTGGGCCAAGGTAAGTTGAAATGCCGACCGTGTCGCCTAATTCTGCATACTCGTTTAAGTTTGCCGTTTTGCTGCTTGCTGCAGTTGGCTCAGATGCCCAACCAATACCATCGTTAATGTTTTGTTGAAGCGACCCATACTGCGTGCCGCCCTGTTTTTTTACATCCCTCGCTAATGGGACACCTGCAACTTGGGATACCGTTTCTCCAGCGCCAGACCAATCAGACACTACTGGGACGGCGTACTTGTCAATCAAAGTCTCGGGATTAACACCGCGTGGTGGAACAAATATTTCACCGGGAGTTGGGGTAACAATGTCACCACCACTTAACCCCATTGTTTCACGACGCATGACCGCTGGAGTGTCCAATGCCTTTTTGAATTTTGTCAACGCAGACTTCTCTGCTGACGTAAGCATTGAAACTGTTTTATTGGGAAAGAGCATATCAATAACAGGTATGCCGTTAACCGTGTCGGCATACGACATTGAGCCGCGAGTCAAATCCCGCAACATCTGTGCGTTTGCGCCACCTTTTTCCAAAGTTCGCAGAACCGCAGGCTCAATTAGCCTTTCAGCAGCCATACCCGCACGCTCCACTTGCGAGGCAATAGCAGCTTTGTTTAAACCCAGCGCAGCAAGTGGCGCGGCTTGAGGTGTAACGGCTGGAATCTTCAAGTCATCCATAACACCGCCAAGCGATTGCAACAAGCCTTGAGCAACCTCTCCTCTTGGCTGGTACGTTAGCCTATCCATCATCTCTACGGCGGCGCGGTCAGCCTCTCTGCCAGCCTCGATTGTCCCGTAGCCCGGACTGGTTACACCTTTGTAAATACCGTAAGCTGGGCCAGCAAAACTGGCAAGCGTACCAGTACCTAAAGTGGCCGCTGTTTCACCAGCGCCCCGCAAGTAGTCCCAAATAGTAGGTTTTGCCATAGTGCAACTATTTTACCAAAAAAAACGCCCACCGCAAGGGGTAGGCGCAAGTTGGGTTGAACCAACTGGAGAGTGCTGTTAGTCTAACCGTTCTTTGTTCAGCCGTCTAGCCTCTGCGTTGTAATGCCTTGCTATTTCAATCAAGCCGTCCTTGTCGCACTTGCGCAAGACAGAATCCGACTCAAGCAGGTCTAGCTGTCGCTCACCTATGCGCTCAAGCAACCGCAGCCGATATTGAACGTGGTTGCCTGCGAGCCAGTTATTGCAGTGCTTGCATTGACCATGCACGTTGTCCTCGACAAACCTCATGTGCGGAGCTGAACCGACCGAGCGATAGTGGCCTGCGTCATAACTGTTTGGTGCGTCTCCTAGAGGCTTGTCACACGATATACACGGCTTGCCTGCATCTCTGGCTCGAATGTACGCATTAAACGCCGTCTGCGCCTTCTTGACTAACTGGGGCTTGGTTTGCAGTGCATCCAGCTTTGTCTTGGTCTCTCTCTTGTCTTTTCTGACCTTCACCGCCTTAACCAGTTGCATGGCGCAAGCTGGGCCACAGCATGTTTGTAGTGGCCTGACTGTCTGAAATATCTCTTTGCATACCTTGCACTTTTTGTCTTTCATTCGTTCACCTCAAAACCTTTGTCTGTTGCCCAGCAAATGAGCCACTCTGTAAACTCGCTTGCGTCTGCTTTATTGAACCTGCGCGACTGTAGTCCCAATTGAACCACCCTTTGGCCGTCCAAGCTCGGTGCTACCTTTCCTGCTGACCTACCCGTCTCGCTTGCCCACTGGTCAATCAGAAACCGCTTCCAGCTTTCCCCGTCCCACTTAGCCCCTGCGTGTTCAGCTTGCTTTGCGACTTGGCCAATGATTGCGTGGTACATCTCATTTTGTGGCTGGCTTCGAATCTCGCTTGTAACTTCTAGCGTGAATTTACGGCCTGCAATTAAATGCGGCTTCATCTTTTGATAAACATCAGTTACCGTAGTGTGTGCCTGTTGCGCATTGTGTAGCGTTATTTTCATTTTCTGTTCTTCTCCAATGTCATTAACGCCCTTATATCATCAGCGTACTTTTGACCGTATTTCTTTGCCAAGTTATCCATCACGCCTCTGAACCACTGTGGCGCTTTTTCAGCCTGCCACTTGTAGCTGTACACCAACTCGCGAGCCAAACCCTCGTTATGGGCCTTTTGAGACCTTTTGGACTCAATGCTTTGCATAACTCGGCGGTCGGCTTGCTCTTTCTTTGTGCCATAGGGAATTAAAGACAACGCTTTTGCTTTTCTGTAAGTTTTGAATTCACTTTTAATTGATGAACATTTTGTATTCCATCGCCATTTAAATTCTTTGACCTAGCTTTACCGCCGACAGTTCCAGCTCTGGAACGTCTGAAACTGGTGTCATCACTAATAATACTTTTCCCAACAAACATCGTAAAAGCATTTGGTATTGGTTCTTTTTTCATATAGCGAGCCATAAGTTGAGTGTAATTAATCCATATGTAACAAGTCCGGTTGCAAACAAAATTGCCGCAACAATTGAACATTTTATTAAAACATTTCTCCAGAGTTGCGGGCTTTGATATTGATAATCAATGTAGGGGCGTGCGTCAACTGGAACTTGGCTTGCTCTAACTCGGCGTTGTAGCCAAGCGTTAGTTCTTCTGATTTCTTTTTCTGCGCTCATGTCTTTCTCCTGTGATATTTATAAAAAACGTGGAAACCAATAACTTCTGTCATCTTTAATCTACTTGCCCAAGACGGGTAAACGGCCAGAGTGTGATAGTGCGTTGACTTTCTCGTGTTGTCCTTCAATCGCCCCGCCATTGCCTTGGCCACGACTCGTTGCACCTTCTGTGTGTACGCCACCAGCTTTGGGTTTCTAGCTCTGTAATCGTTGGCCCAGC